TCCTATATCTTTATCTGAAATGTACGAAGAACGCTTTTGGTACGTGACGGGGAAGAAATAACCATGAGTAGATGCAGAGCCTGTAATAACGTAATGACGGAAACTGAGATGAAACGCAAGGACGTGAACACCAAAGATTACTCAGACTTGTGCAGTTCTTGTCTTGTGGCATCCGTTGAGGCTTTAATGGAGATGGACGGCATGGTAACGGACATTGAAACAATACAATTATTTGATGAAAAGGAGGTTGACTATTCCAATGAAGGTGGTATAATTAAGTATGTCCAGACGGACTATGATTTTGAAGATAACTATTAAATGGAGTAATACGTGTATGAACGATAAACACATTGCTGAAGGTACAGTGGCCTTTCAATCACTGCGAGAGCATGACGTGTGGCAGGGACAATCCACAGGTAAGTACACCTTGACCTTAGGCTTGCCTGAGGATGCTGCTGATATTTTGCAGAATAATGGTGTTAAGCTGCGGGACTACGAAGGTACGGCGCAGCGCAAGTTTGTAAGCCAGTACAGCGTCCCTATCTTTAACGAAGATGGTTCTGACTTTGAAGGTGACGTTACCCGAGGTTCCCATGTACGCATTGTGTACAGCTTTGGTAAACCTCACCCCGTACACGGCACGTCAACGTACCTTGACCGTGTAAAGGTCTTGAAACTAGCGGATTTTGAGGGTGGTTCAACCCCCGACGAATTCTAAGGAGTAGCTTCTCATGTCCGATAATATATTTACACGGCATGAGGAGTGTCCAAAGTGCAGCAGCAGGAACAATTTAGCCAGATACTCAGACGGCCATGCTTATTGTTTTAGCATGGGTTGTGGTTACTTTGAACCTGCCGCTGACACTGCGGTACAATCTTCCTCATTTACTAATGGAACCTATAAAAAGGTGGTGGTAACGGAAATGACAGGAATTATAGCATCGATACCCGACAGAAGACTGTCTAAAGACACATGCCAGAAGTACGGTGTGCGCGTAGAGTACGATCAGAAAGGTGAGATAGCCAAACATCACTACCCCTTCAAAGACGCCAATACAGGCGAGGTATCCTGTACCAAAGTACGCATAGTCAAGGACAAACAGTTTCTCATTAGCGGTAGCTACGGCGCTAACATGGGCTTGTTTGGTCAAGACACTTGCAGAGGCAGGGGCAAGTACATAACGATCACTGAGGGCGAGCTAGACTGCCTGTCAGTGTCCGAGATGTTTGACAGGAAGTGGGACGTAGTGTCCCTACGGACTGGTGCAGCCTCAGCAGCCAAAGAGATCAAAGAGCAGCTAGAGTTTTTAGAAGGCTATGATAATGTTGTCTTATGTTTTGACAACGACAAAGCCGGTGAGATAGCCACAGAGAGCGTTAAGGCGCTGTTCAGCCCCAACAAGCTGAAGATCTGTAAGCTACCCATGAAGGATCCCAGCGAGATGCTTGTGGCTAATAAGATCCGAGACTTCACAGCGGCTTGGTGGGACGCTAAAGTACACAGACCGGACGGAATTGTAGCCGGTTCTGAGACTTGGGATCATCTCATTAACTCACGCAAGGCTAAGTCCATACCGTACCCATGGTCAGGTCTTAACGAGCTTGTCAAGGGTGTCAGACCCTTTGAGCTTGTCACCATCACCTCAGGTAGTGGCATGGGCAAGTCCCAGCTTGTCAAGGAGATTGAATACTTTCTGTTCAACGCTACTGAGGACAACATAGGCATTCTAGCCCTTGAGGAGTCATTGTCCCGCACTACGCTTGGTCTTATGTCGATGGCTGCTAACAAGCCTTTGCACTTAGACGAAGACGCAGACACGGCCAGCTTCAAGCCTTACTGGGACAGCACGTTAGGTTCCAACAGGTTCTATTTGCTGGATCACTGGGGGTCTACGGGTGAGGACACCCTGATGTCACAAATCCGATACTTAGCTAAAGCTATGGACTGTAAGTGGATAATTTTAGACCATTTATCCATTGTAGTTAGCAGTCAGGAAGGCGGTGACGAGCGTAAGAACATAGACGCAATTATGACAAAACTCAGGACTTTGGTTCAGGAGCTAGGCGTTGGTCTCTTCTTAGTCAGTCACCTAAAACGTAGCAGTGGGCAGGCCCATGAGGACGGAGGCAAGATCTCATTGTCAGAACTCAGAGGGTCGCAGTCCATTGCCCAACTGTCGGACATTGTGCTGGGTCTGGAAAGGGATCAGCAGAACGACGACGAAGTAGTACGCAACACGACCACAGTTAGAGTGCTCAAGAATCGCTATACTGGACTTACAGGCCCAGCTTGCTACCTGAAGTACGATAAAGTAACTGGCAGAATGTTGGAAACAAGTAAACCAGCGGAGGTAAGTAACAGTGATTTCTAGTTACGATGACATTATAGAGCGGGTGGTGACAACACCCATCATGACAATAGCGCATGAGAAGTCAATGGAAATGGGAACCCTGAAGAACTCAGTAACTAATGGGGCTGGCAATCTTGTAGGGTTTGTAGGTGAGGGTTTAGTACATGAGTACATGCAGGAACAGAAGCAAATGTGTGGTTGGACTAACACTTATGACTATGATTTAGTCTTGGAGGGTGACATAACGCTTGACGTAAAGTCCAAGAAGACGGGGTTTCCACCAAAGCTTGACTATGAGTGTTCAATTACAGCCTTGAATACAAAACAAAAGTGTGATATATATGTATTTACCCGCGTTAAGAATGATATGACCGTGGGGTGGATCTTAGGTTTCTTGCCAAAGGACGAATACTTTGACAAAGCAACCTTTATGGAGAAGGGGACTGTTGACTCTTCTAATGGATGGAAGGTAAAATCGGACTGTTACAATGTTCCGATTAATGAGCTGAGACCAATACATGAACTTATTAAACAAAACACTGATACTTGATATTGAGACTGATGGGCTAAAACCCACTAAGATCTGGTGCTGTGCTACCAACTTATTCGGGACTGTGTACGATGCTGAGACATTCAACACAAAGCTTGCAGAGTTGGACGTAGAAAGGATTGTAGCCCACAATGGCTTAGGGTTTGACTACCCAGTTATGTCTAAGCTGTGGGCTGTTGACTGGTCGGGGTACGATCTTATGGACTCATTAGTCCTGTCAAGACTTGCTAACCCATCCAGAGAAGCTGGGCATAGCCTACGACAATGGGGTGAGCGATTAGGCTTCCCCAAAGGCGACCATGAGGACTGGTCACAGTTAAGCTGCGAGATGGTCAAATACTGTGAGCAGGACGTAGCAGTTACTGTGCGGGTTCTGGAGTGCTTACAGGACGAGCTAAATGACTTTAGGGAAGAGTCTATAAAGCTTGAACATGACGTTCAGAAGGTCATCCAGAAGCAGATTAATACTGGCTGGTTGATTGACCCTAAACATACTAACGATTTATTAGCTTTATTGAAGGAGAAGAAATATGAGCTTGAAGAAAATGTACAACAAACTTTTTTACCGTTGCCTGTTTTTATTAAAGAGGTTACTCCAAAGATTAAGAAGGACGGTACGCTCTCTGCGGTTGGCCTAAAGTTTCTGGGGGATCAGTCTGAGAATGTGGCTGGCGGGTTTTCTCGTATAGACTATCCCCCTTTTAACTTAGGTTCACGGCAGCAAATAGGTAGGTATTTACAATGGTTTGGTTGGAAGCCTAAAACTTTTACTGAGAAGGGACAACCCATTGTGGACGAATCAGTCTTAGGAACTGTTACGGACATACCTGAAGCAAAACTAATAGCCGAATACCTTATGATCCAGAAGCGTGTGGCACAGGTTCAGAGCTGGCTGGAGGCTGTTCAGGAGGACGGTAGAGTACATGGTTACGTAAACACTAATGGCGCTGTGACAGGCCGTATGACACACTCAAGCCCTAACATGGCACAAGTCCCTTCGGTGTACTCAGCCTACGGGCATGAATGTAGATCTTGTTGGTCTGCCCCAGAGGGGTACAGCATTGTAGGTTGCGATGCTAGTGGTCTTGAGTTACGTATGTTGGCTCACTACATGAAGGATGAGGACTACACAAATGAAATCATTAACGGAGATATACACACTGCTAACCAGCGACTTGCAGGACTTGAATCAAGAAATCAAGCAAAGACTTTTATTTATGCCTTACTATACGGAGCAGGAGATGAGAAGCTTGGGACAGTGGTTGGAAGAGGAAGAGCGGCTGGAAAACAGCTTAGAGAATCTTTCCTCAATAATCTCCCATCATTCGCTGATCTTAAGGGGAGAGTATCGCAATCATCTGGACGGGGCTACCTCGTTGGACTTGACGGTAGAAAGCTCGGAGTCAGATCTGAACATTCCGCTTTAAATACCTTATTACAGTAAGCGGGTGCTTTAGTCATGAAAAAGGCTTTGACACTTCTGGATGAGTATGGTACAATATGGGGTATAGACTATAAGTTTGTTGGTAATATTCATGATGAGATACAAGCTGAAGTTATTAATGAGCGTGCAGAAACTTTTGGTAGACTAGCGGTGTCGTGTATTCAGGCGGCGGGTCTTGAATGGAAACTTAACTGTCCTCTGGACGGAGAATATAAGGTAGGATTGACATGGGCACAGACACATTAATAGAAGACATCTATGGCTTGGTGTCTACCAGAGAAGTTGCTGACGGGGTAGACATAGACAAAGAGATAGAGACTTTCGGAGAAGCTATT